CTAAAGGAGATTGGAGAGGTAAACCATTTAACTTGCTACCACATCAAGCGTTTTTTGTCGCAGCTATCTTTGGATTAAAGTTGCCCAATAACACAAGGTTGATTAGAGAGGCTATGCTATGTATGGCAAAGAAAGGGGGAAAAAGTGAAATAGATGGCGTATTCTCTATATTGTTTAATTTTTTTGATGAAGAATTTTCAGCCGAGAATTATATTGTCGCAAATAAGACAGAACAAGCTTTACACGCATTTAAGTCAGCAAAAGGAATAGTTACCCAATTGGTAACTGACTATCCATCATTTAAAGAAGATTTAAAAATCTACGACACAAAGATGGAACACAAAATTCTTCAACCATCTACTGATAACTACATTAAGACTTTACCTTATGGGGCAAGTAGCTTGGATGGAGTTAACCCACATTTAGTGATTATAGATGAGTTTCATGAATACCCAGACACAAGTGTTCCAGACAATTTAGTAAGTGGTATGGTTTTAAGGAAACAGCCATTAATCTTATATTCTACTACTCGTGGTTTCCATCCTTATGGGCCACTTGCTGAGAAAGAAGAGTATTACGAAAATGTGTTAAAGGGTAAGTTTGAGAATGATTCTGTTTTCCCTTTAATATTTAGTTTAGACAATTACGATGATTGGAAGAAGAAATCACATTGGATTCAATTTGCTCCTGGAGTAGATGATGACTTACCCTCTTATGAAGTTTTAGAAAAGTCGCTTAATGTTGCTCTACAAGAAGGAGGTATGACTCTTAACAGTACAAAAGTAAAGAACTTTAATATGTGGCAAAAGAATAAAGAAAGCTACATAAATGAAGATGATTGGGATAAAAGTTATTTAGACTTTGAGTTAGACTTTTTAAAGAATAGAGATTTTTACGTTGGATTTGACTTAGGTAAGAATGATGACTTATCTGTAGTTTGTTACTACTTTCCCTCTAATGAATTTGATGAGAATCACTATGTTGTATTAGATACGTTTATGCCAGAGGACTTAATTGAAAAGTTAAGCAGAGAACATAAAGTCAGTTACAGCCAATGGATTAGAGATGGCTATGTTTTAGTTACTGAAGGCAATATTACAGATACAAGTTTTATGGCTAATCGTATAGAAGAGATGGTTGGTTTCTGGGGTGGTTACAATTGTAAGGCAATAGTAGCTGATGCAGCTTTTGCTACTGAGATGATTAACAATCTAAACCATCGTGGATTCGTAGCAGAGTCGTTTCCTCAAAACTACAGTAGAATGACAGAACCAGTAGTTAAGATTCAGAAGTTGGTAAGTCAAAAGATACTTAGGCATAGAGGAAATAAAGCATTGTCATGGATGTTGTCTAATGTAGACGTAAGAAGAAATCAAGGTGGACAGATGATGATGGATAAGAGTGATAGGATTACTGGTAGTGGTAAGGATCATAAAAGAGGTAGGAAGAAAATTGATGGTGCAGTTGCTTTAGCTATGTGCGTAGGTAAGCATATTGAGGATACACAAAACACAGAATTTGATGCAAAAAACATTGTAGGATGGATTTAGATTTTTTTACCGACATTGCGTTTTACCGAACTTCGGTAAACCATCACTTATAATAAATACTATAATATATATAAAAAGACTTAAAAGATGAAAGTAGTATTCTTGGATGCTGGACATGGTGGTTTTAAAAAGAACAAGTATGTGACTTACCCAAATAAGATGTTTAAGCATAACTTTCCATGTCATAGTAATGATGGTTATTTCTTTGAGGGTTATTTTAACAGGCAAGTAACTGACAAAGTAAGAGAGAAGCTAAGTAATTACAATGTACGGATAATTGACGTACATGATAAAGAAGATGATATTAGTTTGTATGAGAGAGTATTAAAGATAAACCAAGAACTTAAAAGTTATGAGCAAGGTATTGTAATTAGCACACACAGTAACGCAAGTGTTAACCATAATGCACAAGGAATGGAAATATTTACAAGTGTAGGAGATACAGGTGCTGATGACTTAGCAGATACATATTACCTTAATTACCGAAAAGAATTTGGACAAATGTTTCCGTTCCGCAAAGACTATAGTGATGGAGATGTAGATAAAGAAGCAAACTTCTATATTTTGAAGTACACTAATTGTCCTGCACTATTAATCGAGCATTTGTTCTTTGATAATGAGGAGGACGTTAAATTCTTACTTAGAGATATTATTATTGACTGTTTTGCGGAAGCACAGGCTCAAACTGCTATTTCTTACCTTTCTCTTCAATTAAAGCAATAATCTTCTCTATGTATCCACAAGCATCCATTAATTCTTCTTGCAAGTGGTTTAACCAGTCTAATAGTGTTAAGTCATCTCTATCTAATGTTGTGCCATACTTTTGGATTCCAATTTCTGATCTGCTTGTCAATTTATCTACTACTTTCTTAATAATTTGATCCTTAATCATGAGAAAAGAATATTTTGGTGTAGACGTAAATATACTGCAAGATTTAATGAAATTCTATACAGACGAGGGTTATTTTGAGTGGTTTTTTGTAAACTTGTATAAATTTAATAGTTACCGACAAGCTTACGAGGCAATAGAAAAAGAATACAGACGTTGGTTTGGTAAGAATAAATTTAAAACCTACAATCAGTTCCGAGTTAGAAAGAGCAGATTGTTAAATAAGTAATTATGACAAGTTCACAGAAAGTAGAAAGGTTTACTAAAAAATTAGTTGCTACTATTAGTGCAGTAACTCCTGTATTTCTTATCTTCTGCATTATTGTATTGGGTTTCTTCAATTCAGCATTAGAGATTATTCATTACAAAAAGATAGTAGGCAATTTAGCCTGGGTTGGAGGATTTGTGTTTGGTGGATTAAGATTTGCAGCAGGGTTGGGAGGAGTAAAGATGATAATGGCTAATTCGTTTGTTAGAGGTAGTATTTTTATTGCAGTAAGTATTTTGTCAACTTTTTGGATTGCAAAACATACCGAAAGTATAGCTGAAAGCATTGCATTAGTTGACCAATTTGAAAATGCTATAGTATTTGTGCAGACAACAATATGGACAGGTTTAGTGGGAGAATTGCTTTTAGCAGTCTATATGTTTAATAAACCAATTAAGCTAAAGTAAATGAAATCAGTAACTTCAATAAGTGGTGGAATGACTTCCGCTTATGTAGCAGCAAATTACAAGTCTAATTATAATGTTTTTGCATTGGTTACATCAACGGATAAAATCGTTCAATTTCCAGATAAAAAGTTAAGACAAATTGTATCCGATAAAATAGGAAAGGAATTTATTGGAACACTTGAAGATGATTTAATTATATACACAATCCTTGATTTAGAACAATATTTAGGAAGACAAATACATTGGGTAGCCGGAGAACCGTTTGATTTAATCATTAAAAGGAATAATAAAAATTATTTGCCCAGTAAAGTTGCAAGATTCTGCACAACAGAAATGAAAATGAGGCCGATATTTAGATGGTGGAAAAAACACATTAACGAACCTGTAATAATGCAAATAGGATATAGAGCAAACGAACAAAGAAGAGCAAAGAAAATGATTGATAATGAAAATAAAAATGGATTACTTACTTTTAAAGACGTAGAATATATTGATAATAATGGAAGAAACAAATGGAAAGAATATGAATGGCAAAAACCTGTTTTTCCATTAATTGATGATTTTATATACAAAGATGACATCATAAAGTATTGGAATGACAAGAATGTAAGGTTTGCAGTAAGAAATAATTGCGTTGGTTGTTTCCATCGAAGTCCATTATTGCTAAAGAAAATGTGGAATGACCATCCAAGTAAAATGCAATGGTTTAGTAATCAAGAAACAAATAATGCAACTTGGAGAAGTGATGTAAAATATGCTGACATAAAAAAAGCATTTAGCCAAATACAGTTATTCGATTCTGACTTTTCGGATTGCGATAGTGGGTTTTGTGGTTTATAAAAATTGTTACAAAGTGAAACACATCGTATCTAATTAATTAACTATATTTGCAGTCAATGGGAATATTCGATAGAGTAAATAACTTATTTAAGCGTTCACAGACAAACACTTTAGGCCCTGCTCGTGATTGGCAGTTGTGGAGGTCTTTGTTCTCAAGTCAGAATAAGCACAAGATAAATGTTAATCCAAAGACAAGTCTTGAAGTACCCTCGTTCTGGAGAGCAGTAGATGTTCTTTCTACACAGTTTGCAGCTATTGATTTCATCCCCTACAGAATAAACCCAGACGATAAGACAATAGAAGAAGCAAGAACACACCCTTTATACAAATTACTCAAGTATAGACCATCCCCACACTACGATACGTTTACGTTCAGAGAAACCATTATGCGTAGGCTACTTAATGGAAGTCCTAAAACAAGTGCAGGTAATGTATTAGTAGAAATAGTTAGGAATAGTCAAGGCTCAGTCCAAGAGTTAAAGATAATTGATGAGAGGTATCAAGTAGTCATTGACGATGAGATGACTTACTACGATTTAGAGGAGTCTAAAAAATTATTAAGATATGACGAAGTTTTACATTTTAAGGCATGGTCTTATGATGGTGTTAATGGAGAAAACCCATTAGTCTATCTAAACAATACCTTTGGACGAGCAATATCCGAATTAAGACACGCAGCATCTTTTTACGGCAATGGGGCACAAGTAGATTTGATACTTGAAACAGAGATGCCCTTGAACGAACAGCAGAGAAAGATAATTGAGCAGTCTTGGGAGCATAAGTATAGTGGCCCAGATAGTCAAGGCAAGACAGCATTACTTTCTCATGGAGTTAAAGCAAAGCCATTAGGCAAA